AAATTTTGTACAGCTTGACCAACACTAAATGTTGCTTGAATACCGGTAACATTTAAAGATACTGAAGTACCTCCAACAGCACCTCCGTTTGTTAATGTAATTTGAGATCCAGTTACTGAAACATTTGCATCTGCAGTAATTGTTTCAGAACCAATTGATGAAGATAATGCTATGCCACTGATTGAGACGGTTTCATTAGATAGGTCTCCCCAATCTGATGCTCCCCAAGTCTTTCTACCCCATCCAGTGGCCATAACATTTTAATCCTTACGCAATTCTTAAGATTGCAGCAGAAGTTGTGAATGCTGGGAACTGAATAGTAAATGTTCCAGAAGTAGCAGTCTTGTCTCCACCGAAATCTAATACAGCAACTGCATCAGTAGTGCCTGTACCACCATCAGTTGTTGTGTTGTATATTAATGCACCTCTTGCAGTTAAAGTTACACCTGTGAAAGATAGATCAGCAAAGTCTGTGATCGCTACACCTGATGACACTTTAACACCTTGATTTACCAAAGCCTTACCCCCTGCAGTATAACCTGCTGGTGAAGACACTTCGTTTGTAGTTGCATAGTTTGTAGTTGATGCACCTAAAGTTGCATTACTTGTAAACATCGCTAATTTATATGTATCAGACGATGTATCAAAGTCGTGTTGGCCTTGTAATAATTGTTTTTTAAAACTATTACAAATAGCGTTAGTTGTTATTGCCATAATTGTTCTCCTTAATATGTTGTGTTTGGAGATGGTGAGGGTACTTTAATTCTTGGTACACCATCATCATACTCCGCACGTCTTCTTCTGCCCATTTGTTGTAGAGCAAAATTCTGTATTTCTTCATCATACTTGCTTTTATATAGATTGTATAGATCCATAGGACCTTTTAAATACCTAAAAGTCTCAGCTAACACACCATGTAAGAGCATCGATTCTTGATAGGTTGATAAAAAAGTATTATTTGAAGAAGTAAAATTAGGTGGATCTTTGATGTAATTAATTTGCACAGTATCTGCAGCTGCAGGTGTAGGTGCTACAATAATATTAAAATCATCATAATTTGCAAAATATTTAGGAGTTCCCTGTGCTCCTGCTCCGTTGAATTCTGAAATAAAACTACTATCTCTTTTTTCTAAAAATGTTCTTACTCCTGAAGAGATGTGTTCAACAGATCTTAATATTAAAACATCTGCTGGTAGTGAAACTGCTCTGTTCCCTGCTGTAAAAGTTGAAGTAGAGTATTTTCTCAAATCATCATAATCTACTTTACCTGCTACATCGAGTTCAACATTTCTAATGAATATAGCTATCTGACTGTCTGAAAGCACATTAGAATCAACTTCCGTGTAGTTTCTTATTTGTGTTAAAAAATTTGAATATGTAATAGCCATTATGATATACTAATTGTTACCTTTCCCATTAAAAAATTTAATTGTCTTCTTCTGTTTTGTAATGATGGATTTTCAGGTTGCATGCTTTGAACAGAAGTTGTCAACCCATCATTAGTTGTTATAAATTCTTGAGTTCTAAAAGCAAAATCTCCTGGTAAAGTTAAGTTTGCTACACCCACTGATTCCCCACCAGAATCCACTATAGTTGAATCCCCAGGCGCAAAAGTTGGATTTAAGGATGACATTAACTGAGGCTGTTGAAACTTTTGAGGTCTTGCATTTTGTAAAGCAATAGCGTCCGCTGTAGTTCTTCTACGTCTTATTTGTGGATGTTTGGGTTCATATTCTGATACATGAACTAAAGCCCCGTTCCATTCTCTAACCATTTCATCATAAGGAAAAGCTTGTCCTGATCGGTCTGAAATAGCTTGTGATCTTTTACCTATTGCAAATTTAGACATTAGGATACCGATGGGTAAAAGGATTGAGGAGTAATAAATGTAGATGTTCTTTGGCCATCTTCATCTAATGCTCTTTTAAGTTCATCTTCATAAATCATTTTGTTCTGTTGAACAAGTTGAGGATTTATTTTCATAGATAGATAATAAGCTAAACCTGCACACATACACGGTAGAAATCTATAAGCTACGTCTGCTTGATTTGTGTAAGCTCCTGCATCTTCAATTCTTTTAATAACATAATATTTTAAATAAGTATAAGTGCTTAAATCTGGCGTTTGATACAAATATATAATTGGAGTTGTTTGTCTTGAAACATAATATTGTGATGGTGTTCCAGTTGAATATTTGTTTGGTAATGCAGCGTAAGCTGATCTGTCTATCTTAGTTAAAGAAATGTCTTGCGTTGAAGACGTGTTACTTGCAGTTGCAGTTGAAGAAATAAAAGCTTCTAATACATCATTTACATCTGAAGCAACGGTATAATTTGCTTGTCCTGAAACTAAAGCATTTTCATCAAGTTCAACTTTCCATAAATGAATTCCTCTGTTACCCCATTCTGCAAATAACAAATTAAGAGAAGTTCTTGCAGATTTTAAATCGTATCCTGAATTTGTTCTTACAGCACATCTTTGATAAGCTTCTTGAATAATATCATCAATATTAAGATCAAATGCTGTAGTTCCTGAAGTAGCCATTATAATATATCCTTATAGTAATCTGCTAAACCACCTTCATTAAATTTTTGCATTCCACCTTTAGAATTTAATTTTACACCTTTTTGTTTTCTTAAAAGAATAGCCTCTCCTTGTTTGTTGATTTGTCTTTGGTATCTTTTTAATTTTCTATAGCTTCTAAGACCCTCCGCTGCAGCAGATCTAGGATTTGATCCTTTAGGTGCTTTTCTTCCACTTTTATACAAAAATTTCATCATATCTTTTAAAACTTCAGATTTTGATCTTTTAAGATCAACTTTAAACAAACCTTTAAGCATTTTTTTATCGGACTCTGACCTTGTTTCATTACCCTTAGCGTACATTTTTTTTAATTTTGATTTAATGCTTTGAAATAATTTTTTTCCAGGTTTTGATTTAACCGCACCTCTAATTGCTTTGCCTGCTAAACCACCTGCTAATTTTTTTTCAACTTTAAATACCATGCCTACTGGTTTAATATTTACAGAGCTACCTTTTTTCATAGTAGGTAATTTAGGTTGTATTCTTATAATTTTTTTATCTTCTTTTTGTTTCATATACCTATCAAACTTTTTATTTTTTCTTCTCATGTTTTGAATAATTCTATTTATAGGTTTATCTATTTTTTCAGTCATTATTTAAATCCTTTCAACAAATCACCGTAATAACTTTCATAACTTTTGTTAGATATGTATTTACCATCTATTTCTGATTTTATATATGAACCCATATATTCTTCTCTTTGACCTTTACCAGGAGCTTTTGATGTAGTTTCAGAAAACATAGCTCTGCCCATGGCAGCTTTTACAACTTTTTTCTCCACACCTTTTATTTTACCTTTATTTTTAGATGCGTAAAAAATAGCTTCACCCTTCTTATCGCCATATTGGTCTTTCATAGAGCTCATAATTTTTTTACCTTTTTTAGTAAGTGGCATAATTCTCCTATTTGAGCCTATAGTATAGCATCTTTTAGCCTTAGAATACAGTGCTAGGATTAAATACAAACTTGACATAAATAAAGCAAGATTTATTATCCTTAATAAGCAAATTATGTTAGCAAAGAGTGCTCCTATATTTAAAATAGAATTTTTTAAAATTCAATCCTCAAATTTTAAAGAAAAAAAGAAACAATTGAAAAAGGTTTTAGCAAAATACCCTGAGACACAACAAAATAATTTTTACAGTAATAGAGATGAATGTAATATAAATATGGAGTTTTTTAAAATATTTAAAGATGAGTTTAAATTAATATCTACCAAGTATAATTCTAAAATTTTATTACAAAGAACTTGGTCAGTTTTATACCATCAAGGACATTATCACGTTCCCCATAATCATGGTTCACAAGGTTATTGTGGTATATTATATTTAGATATGCATAAAAATTCTCCTAAGACAACATATATTCAGCCCTGGAATAATGAAAAAGACCGTAGTGTTCTGTGCAAACCCGATGTTGAAGAAGGGGATATTATGATTGTTCCACAATTTTTATTCCACTATACAGAACCAAATAAAATAAAATTTAAAAAAAGAATATTATCTTTTGATTTTAAACTAGATCTCTAGCTCTACCAAGAATAGGTTTGTATTTTGTTTTACCTTCAAGATCTCTGTAACACCACAAGAATTGTTTTCTA